CCTTTTTTAAGAGGCATCGTATCATCCCCCTTGTCGCATCTTATCGCGCTGAACCTGAATACGCTCCCGATTCACGTCGTTGCGATTGTCAGCAATCTCTTCCTGACTTTCGATCCGAGCCGCTGCAGCCGCCGCTTGTTGTTGCGGAGGCAATTTTGGAGCTACAGACTCGCCGGGACCGATGCCATCGCGCAGATTAGACATCTGATAGTCTTCCATCACGATCTTTGCAGTCTCATCAACCGCGTGAACGCGCACATTGCTGCCGGTCTGGGCGGGCGCAGCCCCTGCTTCAACCATGCGCTTGAGATTTGCCATTTCTTTTTGCATTGCAACAAGCTGTTGCTTGGTCTGGCACGACTTGCTGGGGCAGGCGGGGTCGTTTTTCGGGATCACCTTGTAGGTGCGAGTGTAATTGTGGCCGCATAGATCGCACTGATACCGGATTTTATATTTGGTTGGCTCTAAAAAAGTGTCGGACGGGATCACGGTATGTCCTAACATGGTTGTGGTTAAAGTCATTTCAGTCTTCCATATCTTTGAACGCAACGGGGGTAATTTCAAGGCGCTGCCCACCGGCGTTGTGCCGTGCCCAGTAAGCATCTACCACCCACTTGCTGTTGGGTGCGTCATAGGAACGGGTCTTGCGCCACACGGCGGCATATGCGTTTTCGTAATTGTCTGTGACCCACACGCCCTGACCATCATAAGGATAATCATCCGACGGGGCCGGAATGTCGATCCACTTGCTTTCAACTTCAATGGCGTTTTTCATAGCCCGTATTCCTCTCTCCAAGGTTCAATAGTTTCAGGTTCTTCCTGAGACTGTTCGTCCATCGTCCGAAGATAGTTGTAAACGATGCGGTTAACAGAAGTAACAATCGGCTTTTCGGTGCCACTCTCGATGCGCATGACGGCTTCATAGGTCTGACCCTGCGCCATCATTTCCTTGCGCGTCCAGTCCCGCCACGCACGGACGGCAAAGGCCATCGCAAACACACGGTCATCTTTGCAGTTCTCGTCGCGTGACTCCGGCGCACCGATGTGGCCGTCCTCGACAACCACAAGCGCCATCTCTTGCAACAACGACCGCGACTTGATGTCGAGTTCGTTCGACACATAGGAACCGCGCAATTGGTGCATCAACACAGACTGTGTTGACCATGTGGTTGCAAAGCCAATGACATAGCCCGCCCCCATCGAGTCAGGCCGCTTGTAAAGATACATGCGGGCATGTGCGCCTGCATCTTCCCACCCACGGGCCTGCACTTTGCTTGAGTTAGACTCGGTGCTTAACAACTGCCGCAAATGGTCAAACTCCCCCAACACAATTGCGCCGGGGCCGCCAACTTCAGGATTGACCAAGCAATCCTTGTAAGCCGACGACAGATGGAACAGCACCCATGCCGCGTGCTTGGCTTCGACATCCGCCGTGCAATATTCCGCAACTTGCACAACCTTGTCGGCGAAGCACCGCCACACAGAAATCACATGGTGGTCCTTGTGGTCGTTACGACCGTAAGCAGGGTCCATACCGATAACGTATTTAGCACCGTCAACCGGCTCTTCCCAAACTTTTAACTCAATGTCATCCGCGCTATCAACGCCGGGTTTCAGTTCATACATTTTAAAATTGAAGAAATCGCCATCGACCTCATAGCGATACGCCCGATACCGGACGCTTTCTTCTTCCAGCTTCTTCAAGTCCTGCGTAATGACGCGGGTCTGGAAGAACGAGTAACCGGTCTGAACAAAAGCCTGCTCGGCAGTCCACGGCTGGTTCTGGTCAAGCAGCGCCGCTTCGGCCCCCGCCGATTCCGTCTTCCACCTGATCCACGCCAACTGTTCAGCCGTGATTTTGTGGTGATAATTTTGCCGGACGTAATCAATGATTTCCTGCTCTTCAGAGTCAGCCGGATGCAAACCGTGTTGCAAGAAGCGCGGGTCTTTGCGGGGGATGATGTTTGTATCACCAGCCCACCAACCTACAAAGAACGACCGTGCCGACAGCGGATCATTCAACCCGTCGATGTAGCGTGACCGCCAGTGGTTGAAGCCCTTGGCTGTGGACTCGTAAATGAACAAGCGGTTCGGGTTTGTCTGCGCAAAGCCTTCTTCCAGAGACTTCAAGCCTTCCGCAGAACCGTAGGCCGCGACTTCGGTCAAATGGCCGAACGCATAGCCGACGCCTTCACCCCACGATGTGCCTTTGTCTTTTACGCCGGCAACCAACAGATCAAGACGCGAGCCGTTCGAGAACAACAGCATTTGCCGGTTGTTCTTTACAATCTTGAACGTGTCGCCGAAGTAGCCGTCGGGAAACGACTCCACATATTTCTGCAAGAGCTGCCGGTTGGCTTCGCGGTTCTTTTCCGTGTCCGTCACCAGACACCCGATCAGATTTGGATGCAGTGCCAACCAAAACACATCAATGGCCAGCGACACTGTGGTCACACCAAGCTGACGCGACTTCAAACAATAAAACTTGTGGATGCCGTTATCGAGACCCGTGCCAACTTCCTTAATAAAACGGCGCTGCGACTCCCACATCTCCAAAGGTGTGCCGCGTTCATCCTGCGACACGGCTTCTTTCGAGGTGATGCGGATGTCGCTGACAAACGCATCAAACAGCTTCACCCACTTTGCTGACTTCAACGCCATTGCACAAATCCAGTGTTATTAAACGGGGTCATCGGCGCCACCGGAACGTCTTCTGGTGGCGTCCATTCAAAGTCGTGATCGTCCAATATGTTTACGGCTTTTTGCAACGTCACATTGGTTTGCACGCTGACCTCTGCCTGACGAAACCGGTCTTTTGCCTGCGCCAGCAAAACCGGGCCAAGTCGATTGGTCTTGCCCTTACGCGCCGTAAATTTCTTTGACAGACGTTCGAGCTTCGCGCCTTCAAGCTGGTGCTGTTTAATCATTTCTTCAGTTGCCTTGATCTGCGCTTCGATTGTCCGCATGGCATCACCAAGCACATCAAAGTTTTCGAGCTTCAGTCCGCGACGGGCAATCTCCTGCATGACAGCATTGATTGCACCTGTCGCAATCGACAGTGCTTGGTTCAGCTCTTGGTCAATGGACGAGCCGCCGGTCTCGCCGGTGCGGTCATACCGGCCCCGTTTGTCACTATCGGACAGGCACTCGTATGCGAGGGTCAGCTCCGTAAACTTTTCGGAACTACCCCCCGCATCGGGATGCTCTGACTTTGCCTTGCGGCGATAGGCTTTCTTGATGTCCGCTGCCGTTGCATCTTTACCAACGCCCAGCACATCATACAGTTCATCGGCCATTGTTCAGTCCGTTGCGTTCACGCCAACTGCCGAGCATCTGCTGGTCGCCTTCCGTCAGATCAAGATCGACATAAGTCACCGGAGCTTCCTGCACGGGAGCCTGCTGCGGCAGCTCGACTTCGTTCAACGGAACCAGTTGCAAATTAAGTGCCAGATCAAACACTGCCGCAAAGTCCTGCACTGTTTCAACCGTGACGGCCCGCTCGGCCCACTCACTGATTACGATTTCACAACGACGGATGAGTTCCTGAATGTTTGTCATTTGCAGCCTCCTGATCCAAACCCTTAGCAATCAAATCCCGTGCCGCCTGAGTGTAGGAAACCTTGATGGTATATGCGTAACGCTTCAAGCGTTCCAAAAACTCCGGCGACACTGGCACTGTCACCTTTTCTTTTTTCGCATCCGGTTTGCGTGTGTACACTCTCGGCATATCCTACCTCAATCGCGGTATGGCGCTGTGAGGCGCGAAAACAAACTGTCATTCTGCTCGCACCATTCCGGTGTGACATCTTTCACAATATCCCGATTGAACGTCTCGAAGATATGCACCGAGAACGAGTTCGACACACGGGATTGCGCTTCGTCAGCCAGAACTGGGTCAAACATCCAGTTCTTATCCAACCCCAACGGGCAAAACAAACCGGCATCGGCAGCCATCGCAAGGTGGCTGTTTTCCCGCCATACCTCGAACGGTGTCACCACACCGCCTTGCGCCCATGTCTTTGATTGCAAAGCCTCCGGCATCTTGTCCAACCACAACTTGATGAACGGCGCTTCCGGCTCCGACAACATCAAGGCGTTGCACAT